CAAAAGAGGTGTAAATGAAATACGACCCAGTAAACAACCCAGCACATTATAAGCTAAGTGGTGGGATAGAGTGCATTGATTATATCAAACAAGTACTAACCCTTGATCAGTTCATCGGTTACTGCCACGGTAATATGATCAAGTATCAACACAGGTACATGTACAAGGGTAACCCTGTTCAGGATATGGAGAAAGCAGAGTGGTATCTAAACAAAATGTTAGAGGCAATGGAGGAAAAACACAAATGAGGCCATACGAAGAAGGTATAAAGGACTTTAGGGAAGGCAACTTAGGCAATCCTCACAGACCAAATACCAAGCAGGGCAGGGAGTGGGAGATGGGCTTTAACAAAGCCTACTTCCGTAACCTTGAAAGGGTTAAGCTTAATGAACAAAAACAAAAAGAGTCTTGAAGAAGAGGCCAAAAGTTACAGGCAGAAAAAGATAAAGCCGCCGCTTAAAAACAAAGCACTTACTTCTCGTAGGTACTTAGCTGGTCAAGCGATGGCTGCGTTGTTATCAAGATCTCCAGGGCATGTTCACAGGGGAGATATAAAGCGTGAGTCATATGATTGGGCTGACTTCATGTTAGAGGATGATGATGAATAACAAAAGGGGGCTTCAAGTGGCCCCCTTAAGTTTATTCTAAGTTAAGATCTCCGTAGAATATGTCGTCATAACTGTCTACAAGACTTTTTATTTTAAGTAGTTGTTGTAATCCCCCATCTTGTTTCAACAAGTCTTCGGGACTACCTTCAATATCTAAAAACTCCATAACTTTTTTAGTTTTCTTTTTGTTTCTGCTGAGTAGTCTTACTATGTTAATACTACGAGGCATACCTTGCTCTACCACAGACATAACATCCTTCTTTACGTCTGTCGCAATATTATCAAGAATTTTTTCTTTATCTTCTAAATCAAGTTTAAAGTAGTTTGGGTTTCTTTTAAGGTACTCAATCGCTGTTGCTTCAAAGAATGGGGCAGCTAGATTATCCATTTTATTTTTTATCTCGGGTGGACCATCAAAACGAATTGCTTTCCAGTAAGGTCTACCTGCAGCGTTCATCATTTTTTCAATTAAGTTAGGGGTTTTTAACCCTCTGACACCTAGTATTTGCTTACCTGTATCAGGTGTAAAGTCTGTACCTCTCGTGGGTGTAGCTCTTGTAGGTAGGTCTTTAGATGTACCTGTTATATTATTTATATAACGAAGCATTTGATTTTGAGTTTCACCACCCTGACGAAGATCAGGATTCATCTTACCATCAGATACCATTCCCCATACTTGATTGACAGGATCGAGAGGCCTTGTCACACCTTGAATAAACCTAGCAGGAACTGCACCCAGCATGTCTATGAAGGGTTGGTAGTTACCCTCGTTCACAATTTGCTCTCCTGCATATGTAATAGCTTGACCAACTTCATCAAGATCTCTTACAGATTGACCTCCTATCTGGATACCAAGCTCCTTAATAAGGTCTGCAGGAACCTGACTAGGATCAAAGTCAGTAATATTATTACTATCACCTAAACCATGTGCACCTATCTGTGACATTAGCCTCATAGTTGATGCTGGCCAATCATACTGCCTGTTTTGAATAGACCCATCATCTTGCATATCTTGATTGTGAGCAAGGTTATTTTCAATGCGATCTCTTGCACCACCTTTAACACCAATACCTATACCAATAAGTGCCCAACCTGCTGCCATCTTACCTAAAGACTCAGCACCCTCACGAGTAGCAAAGTCTAACTCTTGACCAGTAACTTTTTTAACAGCAAATCTCATAGCATTTATACCGGTAAGATCAGCCATAGTCGCCACTGTAGTATTTAAAAAGCTACCAAATGGTACGATATAACCAAGTATACTTCTATTAGTTAATGTTTCTACACCTTTAGCCCATGTCCTAGCAGACATCATAGCCTCTTTTCCAGGAAGTGATGACCAGTTTACAGAAGCAGTTTCACGCATAGTTCTAAAGACTGCTTTATCTAACACCTCTTCTTTAAACTTATCTGAGGCCATCTCAAGAGCAGCATCAGAACGAGCAAAGAATTTTTCTGGTGTTTCACCATAGGCTCTCATGATAGCTTGGTTTACGTTAGTACCAAAAGCCCAACGTTTAGTTAGACTATCTTGTAATCTAACACCAGTTAGTGCTTGTGCACCCTTAGTAACCTCATTGGCACCCTTCCAAGCAAGCTTCTCAACGTCTTCAGCACCTGCAAAGAAGTTGTCGTATTTAATCTTATCTAAATTAAAATCTTTTATACCATCTCTAACACCACCATCACCAGCAATATCTTTGAAAAGTCTTTCAGCTACCTCTGGCTTTAGTGTAAATATCTTGTCAGCGTACTCCATAGGAATATCTGGGGAGAATACATCAGCACCTTTTCTAAGTGCACCTATTATAGAACCATAAGCTCTGTTGTAATATTTTTCAGCTGCATCCAAGTTACCAACAGCCCTATAACCAGCACCTTGAACTAAGTTTATTGCACCTGTAGCAAAGTCGGCAGCAGTGTTAAGACTAACAAGTTGAGTAAAACCCTTAAGGTTAGCTCCTGTAGTTGATAGGTGAGAGGTCAGCAGTCGCTTGTACAAAGACAGAGTAAACTGGTGACGTGCTGGTAAGTCTTCTGCTTTCTTTGTTTTACCACCTAGTATTGCCACAGCATCATCAGCTTTAACGTTAGCTCTTTCTAAACGACTCAGTTGTGAAGGTGTCCAAAGAATACTACCAGCTGTGCTAGTTCTTTTTTGAAACGTATCAGCTAAAGCATTAGCACTGTACTCTAAACCAAGTTTTTCTCCTGTAGATTTTTCAAAAGACTTCATAGCACTTGCAACAGTATCATCGGGAAGAAGTCTTATGGCTTCACCAAATACACCTGTCACAGTGTTGTCTTCTAACATAACTTCATGAATCACCCAGCCAGAATCTTTTAGTGCTTGATAGTAACCATTATTACTTTCGTCACCAAACCAAAATCTTTTTAGAAAACTGTCTAGTAACTCTGGGTTAATAACCTCTTCGCCACGCATCTCAATACCTAATTCAGCCTGAACTTTAAGCTCCTCCCAGTTTAAAAATTCTTTAGGGTCAGAAGTCTTAGCATCAAAGTTGTCGTTGGTTTTAGATATTAATTTCTTTTTGTCTACCCTCTTAGCTAGTTTTCTTTTAGCTTCTTCTGGGGTAAGCTTTAGTAGATCAGCATCAAACTCTTTATAGGCAAGCCACTGTGGAGCTAAATTACTTTTACGAAGTTCTTTTGCGGAAGCACCTAACCCTACTAGAGTTGGGATAACAATCAAAGAACCTGCTGCAGCTAGTGATGTTTGTAACTTAGAATAATCCTGTTGTACACCAACATTAATAAGTTGAGACTGATAGGCTACATCCACACCAGCCCCAATGAGGGCATCAGCAGTAGCATAAGGTAGTGACTTAGCTACAGCTTGCCCAATAGCTTTTGTAGCACTAGCTTTAGCCACACCTTTTTTAGCTTGATCTTTTGCTGCATTTATCATTAATGCACGAGCAGCTGCACTTGATGCTTTGGTTGCACCAAATCCAATTACTTTACCTAAACCTAACGACAGAATAGTAGAGGGATCATAGACAGCAGCCTTGCCATAATCAAGCATGGCATCTCCCATTTCTCTCCAAGAACCTTCACCAGTAAATGCATTATCCATCTGATCAAACAACATGTAACCAGCGCCAAGTTTAGCCTTGATGTTATCATCTGCACCTAAACCATAGGTTAGTTCATTTGCAGTAGTTACTGTTTGACCGCCAGAAAAAGATCGTTGGTAGTTTTGCCAAGTCTCAAAGACATCTTCATTAGACATCTCACGATAGTCTTGAGAAGATAGCCCACCAATAGTACCACCAGACAGTCCAGTAAGCCCACGTCTTGCTTTAGTTAAAACCCCACCTGGAGTAAATCTACCTTCAAGACTAGAACGTACAACCTCCATAAGACGGTCATCGTTTACAATGTCCTCTTTAACTAACTTACGTCCATACTCTTTAAACACACCTTCAAGATCTACATAAGAAGAGTTATCTGGACCCTGAGGTATAACCAAAGTTTTTTCTTGAGTAGATTCACCTAGTGTAAGAGGTTCTTCATACTCATCTTCTATCAAAAGAGGTTCTTCATATTCATCTGCAGGATCAACCATAAAACTGGGTTTAGGTAAATCTACAATGAGTGGCTGTTCATACTCTTCCATTTATTGCGAACCAATTTTAAATTTTTTACCTGTTGACGAGTTTAAAACCTCATCTCCATCTTTAAGTATACCTGCTAACCTCAAGTTTCTAGCTACTTCTCTATT